TTGACATACTTCTAGTCCTGAAGACACTTTTTCTAAGCTAGAAGTATTTAGGTCACTTCATATTCAGTGATATAATTGTCCGAGACTTACTGCTCCTATTGATAACTGACTCGTGATTTATCTGCGAAGGGAATATTATAATGTCACCCTCCTTACAACCTGGTTGAAAGGTAAGTAACTCACCATCACAAGTAAAGTATGAAGAATAAAATCTCGTAGTCTCATGTACCTGTGGATCAAAGTCTGCATAGAATACAGCAGACCACCCTTCAGGTCCATGATTATGGAGAGCATGAAATTCGTATTGTTCTTGTACCTGAAACCATATCCTATTGATATCATCGATAGGTTTCCTATAAAACTTTCTGTTTAATATATCTGCACTAAATCTCTGTAGATATGGACCTAGTACCTCCATGAATGGTCTGAACTCTTCGTACTCAGACTTCTCATAGTAACTGGTGTGACAAGTGTCACCTAAATCTTCTGGTTCTTTATTAATAACACTGTCATGATACGAATAAAGATCGGAAAGAATTTCTTCCTTCCGATCTGACCATTCCTCAATATGATACTGATAATATGGTGTCATAAACATACAATTATCAGGCATAGGGTATGCAGAAGCATACCCTTTATTAGGAATTTTATCCATTGCCATCTGTCACAATAAAATCAGGATGATTTGATGGATCAATAGTTACTTCGCCACTGGTAACAGTGTCCCATTTATATTCACCTGTATTCAAATCTACATTACTCTCAAGATTGAAATTGTATTGAGTAGGAATGTCATATAAATGACCACCAAACTCAAACACCTCTTCATCATTCCCAAATTGTCCACGTACAACCTTCAACTTTTCTGTCAGATCTGTATACATGGAAGCCAGTTGTGGAACCAAGTCTGCGTACTGCTCTTCTAACGAACCAATCAAAGCCAATCTAATCTCTTCTTTAGCATTCAACAAATGTGTTCTAACTTCAGACATAATTTATCTCCTGTAGGTTTAATTAGATATCACAAATCCCAGTTAAGTCATTGGGATCTTGTGGTACCATGAGTATTTTAGCACCATCTGGTTTTTTAATCAATACCACTTCACCTTTCTCAGCCTTTTCTTGCCACTTGTCAAGATCTTTTTGCCATTCATCCTCAGTAATTTCAATCATAGATTCATACCACACAGCAGATGTTCTTTTTTTGCATGTACTGAATGGACTCACGACATCCACCCAAATTTTCACCGTTCAATACTACTTGAGGGAAGGTAGCACCTTCACCAAACTGTTCATAGAATGCTTCTCTAGTAAAATCTCTTTCTAATTTGTATTCAACATATCTCAATTCTGATAAACCTAAAACCTGTATTATTTGTTGGCAATAAGGACATCCATCCTTAGAATATACGGTGAAGTTTTGATTCATGTTCCTTTTTTAGCAGCGAGGTAGTCTCTATTAAAGAGGTCTAGACCTTCACGTGTTAACACATGATCATACATCTTATCAAAAACGTTGATGGGTAGAGTACATACGTTTGCACCGTACTCAAATGCTCTACCTACATCTCTTACATTCCTAATAGAAGCAGCAAGTATCTGTGTCTCCACGTTATGTCTACTATATGTATTCGCAATATCTTTTACCAAACAAAGACCACCGAATGAGTTATCATCCACACGTCCTACAAATGGTGACACATATGTTGCACCTGCTTTTGCAGCAAGAATTGCCTGTGCCACTGAGAACACTAGAGTCACATTGGTAAGCACATCATCTTTACTCAACTCATAGCATGCTTTCAATCCCTCACGTGTACATGGTACTTTGATAGTAACATTACTACTAAGATCAATGTATGGTTGTGCTTGTTCTACCATCTCATCAGCAGTATCTGCTACTACTTCAGCAGAGATGGAATCTAACATAGGACATGCTTGATAGATCTCTTCTATCACATCACTCTGCTGCCTACCTGACCTTAGTATAAGGGTAGGGTTAGTAGTGACACCATCAATCAATCCAGTTTTGTATCCGTCAATGATCTGACTCACCTCTGCGGTGTCTAAAAAGATTTTCATTTTATTTTACTATGCTGGTTTAAAGGTTCCATTTTCAGGAACTGTTCGTTGTTATTATAGTATAGTTTATAGTTAGTAGTGTTAACCCAGTACCCAACGATGTCCGAACCATCACAATAGTATCCATAACTTGTAACTGGTTCGTTTATCCCATCAATACGAAAGGTTTTATTGCTACCAATATAGGATCCAAATTTCTCATCAAGGTTGATCATCTATCTTCAAAGGTGAGTTTACGGACCTTTCGTTTGCGTCGATCCTCCTGATATTTTAACTCTTCTGGAGAGAAAAGTGATGCTTTCTTGACATTCTTATTGGACTGTAACAATTCAACTTTTGCCATGTCGTTAGCAGACACAGTATCCCCATGCAGTGATGTCATATTACTACATCCACAGCATGTGAACTGTGCTGAATTAGCAAACAGTTCCTTGCCACAAGCAAGACATTTTACGCCCGTCATTCTTCTTTAAAGTAATCTTTCCTGTAGTAACGTCCTAGAATGTTACTGTTATAATACTTTGGTGAACCATCATCCAGAGTTTCCTGCAACACATTGTTCAGAAAGAGTTGCTTGGTCTCCTCATAGTTGGTTCTGCCAGGGGTGGTGTGGAGGGATAGGATCTCTCTCTTGAAACATTCGTTCCCAAGTAATTTTCTATCTCCTTTAAGTTCTTCAGAGCTTCCGTAGTATCTTTTCCAATCACTCTCAGACGTAACCCTCCTCTTACCACCTCTAGGTTTACGTTTTGACCAGAAATATTTCCTGCCGATGTATTGCTTACCCGACTGGAGATTAGTAATCCTGTAGACGAAACCGAACTTATCGTCAATGTCGTCAGTAGTAAAAGTTGCGCCCTTATAGGTCCAGGCATTTGCATATAAGCCTTCAACCACTTCGGCCTCTGAGGAGGTCGCCATCCTAAAAATTTCATCACTATTCCTTAGTATTTATGTCTTCCCCTACAGGGAATCCTAATGTTTTGTATTCGAGCTGAGTCTTCAGAAAGAGAATCTCATCCCTGAGATCTTCATTCTCTTTCTCAAGATACTCGCAATGTTCTTGGTAGATTATTACGCTCATAAACCTATTTAGGTAGATACGATAAGACTTTATAATATTTTTAGATTATTACACCCAACGTGTAACGGTGAGTTCAATGGAGTTATCATCCATCTCCCACTCTTCTGCAACCTGCCATCCATCCTCTGCGACTGTGTTGTGAACAGTCATCCTAGCATACTGTTGAGTAACCTTATCAAGGAATCTCTCAGGTGGGATAGGTTGCTTCCAAGTTTGAAGATCTGTAACAAGTTCATAAACACCTTCCTTGTTTAATCTGAATCCAATGTCATCACCAACAGCAACATCAACATTCCATTGCTTGTGCTCATGATCTAGAGGATTCTCTAACATAACATCAACCTCTACGTTATACTGTAGAAGTTCTAGTGCTTCAATCAGTTGTGGCTTGTTCTTGATCTTGGTTTTGATTGTGCTGAAGTGTGACATTGTTATAGTATTCTGGTTTAAGTTCTCTGGTTACTACTGCACCTAGTGCTTCTTCAATAGATTCGGTAAGTTTTAAACACTCACCACCCTGCTCTCCTATAACCTCTTCAGTTACAGTTCCATCTTGATTAATAATAAATTTTAACAACTGTTGTTTCATAACGGTATTAGTACAGAACTAGGATCGGATAATGTAGTTAAGTCCCAAGCAAGTGTGATTCTAGGAGTGTCAGTATTATGAACTGAAGTAAAGTGTGGTACTGTTCCTGGAAATAAACTTATTGTGCCTGGTTTGTTATTACTATAGAATTTATAACCATCTTCAAGTTGATATAATGGATGGCAGTATATAGTTTGAGATTCGTCACAAGTTACAACCATATTACCTGCAAGGTATGAATGAGGGTGTGTGGAATGAACATGGTTTCCAATCTTTTCACCTCGTCTCAATACATTAAACCAAGCACGTATGAATATCTTACCTTCCTGTCTATAGTTAGTGTTGCCACTTACCTTTCTATTATATTCTTTATGAAACTTCCTAATAACCTTACGTAGGTTAGTGAGTTCAGAACATTCATCTTCCCACTCAAATATATTATACTTCCTCAACCTTTGTGTTAAAGTTGGTCCTTGAGGAGCAACCTCAGGTTCTGGTTCAAACTGCTCAAGTGTAAACTTCTCTTTGGATAGAAAGAAATCTCTCAGTACATCAAGATCTATGTCCCAACCTATACTTTCAAAGATACACCAACGGTTTTCCTTTGGTGCATAAGGTGTTTGTGGTGGTGGACAATCAAAGACCATCATGTTCCTATCACCTTGACCACCATCAGTTATAAAATTATCTGTCATTCAATATCCACCATAAGGATCATTCTCAGGAGTGAACTCCTGTTCGGTATACTTCTTTACACTTTGCTCCCACTCCTGCATAGAAGAAGAACAATCAGGTGGTTCAGGGTCTTTGATACCTTTCATCTTCTTCCACTTGTTATGTAATGCACCCATCATCCATGACTGAGAAAGACTCTTAGGACCATTCTCTAGTAGGTCAAGTTCATACCTGCTAGAAGTATATCCCTTCATCTCTTGTCTCCAGTCTGGTTCTGGAATGTCACACTCTTTAAGATCTTCAACACATGCTTCTTCACACTCAGTATCATTGATGTCACACTCACTAGAGCATTCAAAGTATTGATCGGCGCAGTCTTTTTCATTTGTCATAGTATCGGCAACTCTTTTGTATCTGTATCTAAACTAACTTCATTATTTAATAAAGTAAGGTCAAAAGCCATAGTAATTCTTGGTTCCTTACCTTTATGAACTGTTGTATAGTGTGGTATATAATTTGGAAATAGTGTTATTGTACCAGGTTTATTCTCTAATGGAAAGATACCTTGATCATGTTGAAAAGGATTGACATATACAGTATCACTCTTATCACATTTTACTGTTAGATGACCACCAAGATATGTGTACCCATGTGCAGAATGATAATGCTTAGAAATCTTCTGCCCCTTTCTCATAACATTATACCAACACCTTATACGCACACGTGGTACCCTATGATCCTGACCAAATAAACTCCTTGTGTATTGTTTATGAAACTGTTTGATCTCTCTACGAACATACTGGCAAATAGGTTCATCCCATTCCATGACATTATAATATTGGAACCTAGAAGTAACACTATTCGGTCCCAAATTAGTACTACCATCACTGGCAGCAGGATATTTTTCTATTAGTTCAGGTTCCTTCCTCAATAGAAGTTCAGACAACTCACCACAATCAATATCAGTTTGCTTTTCCCCTATAGTATACTCCCACTTGGGTGCAAACGGTGAAAATTCTGGTGGGTTTTCAAAATCATAACCTTGCCACTCACCCTGCTTCATAATTTAAAACCAGCAAATGTATCCTTCTTAACGTCCTGTTTGATGCTACCCACCATGTAGCTCTCGACCTCTGTCTCTTGTGGTGCAACCTGCATACCTTTAGATGATAACCAATGTGCGGTCCATGGTAATGGATTGTTTGCTAATGGAATATCAAAGATAGGTTTCAATCCCATTGACTTTAACCTACGATTAGCAGTCCACTCAACATACTTCTGTAATAGTTTATCATTCAAACCAATAATAGATCCATCCTTAAACAAATACTCTGCCCATTCAATCTCTTCTGCTACACAATCCCTAAACATCTGATAGACATTCTCCTCTTCTTCCTTTGCTATCTCTATCATCTCTGGATCATCCCCTTCATTCCACTTGTTGAGGATGTTGTTGGTGATAGCCATGTGCTGTGATTCATCTCTGGCGATGAGGGAAATAATCTTTGCTGAACCTTCAAGTAATTTGAGTTCACCAAAAGCGAAACTACAAGCGAAAGATACGTAAAACCGAATACCCTCCAATACATACACATTTGCAACTGCCCTATATAAATGTTTCTTTAAATCTTTACGTGTCCACTCAGCATTAATATGATCTCTCATGTCAGACTTCCAGTTGTTACTCTGACCATATTCATTTGCTATGTTAATGAACTCATCGTATGCTTTAGTCACTGACTCAGCACGTGCTAGTATCTTCTCATCATCTAGTATAGTATCAAACACATCAGAAGGATCTGAATATACATTCTTAATGATGTGAGTATATGATCTACTATGAATCATCTCCATAGTCTGCCATATATTCATGCAACCTTCAAGCTCAGGT